CTCTTTAAATTATCTCTATAAATCTTACGCTTGAAAATAGGCGTCTCAACATAACCCTTACGTTTATAAATATCCCAAATATTAAAAATATACTCTTTTACATGCTTAAAAAAGGGTATATTTTCAAATTCATCAGGTATACCACCATATAATATTTTAAACGTTATAGATTTAGATTCACTGTACTCATCTTCAGTTAACATTTGCTTATCAAAATAATACTTACCTAGATAAGCGTGAATAGATGTACTTGGTAATTCATAATCAATTATATCTGCTATAAGTCTTAAGTGATATGCATCATAATCAAACTCCACTAATTTACCATCATCAAATCTACTAATAAACCTTTCTCTCGTTGCATCATCTTTATTAAGAGCAGCATAATTGATACCGTTAAATGCGTTACTCGGTCTACCTGTGATAGACCATGGATTATATTTAGTATGCTCAAACGTATTATTAGTAGTATATAAACCAGCTGCTTCAATTTGCTTAAGTTGTGGTAGTAGTAATGTATTATATTCCTTAAACCCAGGTTCTGTATGTAGGTGTATTAAGGGTAGTATTACATCTTTTATGTTACTACAGTACTCTTTATGCTTGAGTAGTGGTATAATATCATTAAGATTATTAAGTCGCCAGCTACGATTGTAGAAGTAATTATGCGCTGTCGTTTGCAGTGATTGTAAATCTATACTTGTAGATGTGGAGAAATAGTATACTTCATCAATATTAATTGCGTTTTTAATACCGCTACTATACGTATATGTAAGTTTATCGTTATTAATGAATTGTAAATCGTTAATATCGTATATTTTATCAGAATGATTTATTGGGATAATATACTCATTTTGCGTATTTATTATGTAAATATATAATAGTGATACACGGTTATACACGCGATGCTTATTAACATCACTGTATATAGGTATAACAATGGATTCAGAATCCTTATATTGAGCTTTTAGCTCACGTAAAATTTGATCGTTATCTACAATCATACAAAACCTTTATTAATACTTGAATATAAGAACTATTTTCTAATCTACCAACTTAAATGCTTCTAAATTATAGAAGTAATCTATAAATGTACGTTGCAGTGGTAGTGGTAAATTTTTAACTCCTTCACGTATATAGAATGCATTTACACGTGATGTTGTAACTTGTTGCGTTGTATATCCTACAGGTGGTGCAATTGAATCTACAATTCTCCACTTAATTACTACGTAGTAATATAATCCAATAGGTAATAGCCCTTTCTTTCTACTACCTTCCTCTCTACTAACCTCTGTAATACTACCATCATACCTCATAACAAATTGTCGATATATAAACCCAATGCTATAATCGTAATCACTCGGTGCCGGGTAGTATGGAGTTAGGCCTATAAAGCTTTGTTTCACTTTTTTACCTGATAGTTCATTATATGTATTTGCAGTATCGTCAATAGATATTTGACTATTTATTTTTCTACCATATTGTTCTAGTTCATCAGCCATTATAATACTGCTCCTTCTCCATCCCAAGAGTTATCATTTTGTGCTATTTTACCGTATATTAATTGATTAGGAGCGTAAGTCCAATGCCATCTCTCACCTTTAACCTCGCGTCTAAAACCGTATTTATGAGCATTATTAACCATCCATTTATAGTGATCACTATTACGCGTACTTATATCAATCGAATCACCTGATTGGTGAGATGATTCGCCAGGTTTATCAGCAGGGTAGAATACTTCTGTACTAACACCATTCACATAATCCTTATAACCATTATATAAATACTCTTGCTTTTCATACGATCGCCATACATCATTTACTTGTAGATTTACACCAGCAGAACTTGCTTGTTGTGCCATTGCTATAAATGAAGAGAATATTTTTTGTGGGAAATACTCTTCACCATCATCTTGAGTTGTAAATAATCCTGATGATTGGCTTCCTCTAATTTTATAGTACTTTTGAGGTGCTGAGGGTGATCCGTTAATATATGGTACACCAGTGTGCGTTAGATATTGTTGCATACTATCCAGTACTGGTTGTACCTTCTCTAATTGTATAAGTGTTAATGCTGTTGTTACAGATTCTGGAGGTGCTTGTTCGACAGCAGCTCTGTTAATTACTTTAGGAGCTGCTAAGGTCTGTATAGGTCTCATTAGCGTAGCAATACTCGTTATCCAACCGTCACTTGATATACTCTGATCAACAGATGTAGCTTGTAGAGCTACGATATCTCGATATCTATTAGGAAGCATTCCTCCTTCATCAATTGTCTGAAGCATTATAGCGTTACCCATATAGATTCCAGAAATACCATTCAACGTTAAAGATATATCAATCGGGATAGGTGGACTATAACTTGGATTTTTTTCAGAAGAGTCATGTATAAATGCACTCACAAATTTACCTGCTAAGTTTATCGCTTCTCTATACCCTTTAGTTTCACCTACACCAATAGACACCTCTAATCGTGTTCGCTTTACTAAGTCTTGATACCTTTGCCATGTATTAGCTAACTCTACTTCCTCTCGATCTGCTTGAGCGGTTATCCAATTTTCACTAGTAAATACAGGTTTTAATCTATCTTCTAAACCTACTCCGTATAATTTAAACATATTAATATCTTGACTCGTTGTAGATGATCCACCGCTCATTGCATAATATGCTAACGCTTGTACTTCATTAGGTAGTTTAGTTTGAATTTTAACATCACGGCATATATTATTAATACCTATACCGGAAAATTTATATACAGAGTTATCACCTTGATCAGCTGATTGTTTATATCCTTTATAATCTCTACCATAATTTTCATCAACAACCATTACTTGTTGAAGTGCAGTATTAGTTATAACTTTGAATGACCATGGATTACCGCATGCTTCAGATACTTGTGAGAGTACTTCTAAAGCAAAATCATTAACACTTGTTGAGTTGTTAGAAGCATCTCTAACAACATTAATGTTAACTAAAATATTCCGTAAATATCCTTCACTAAATGTATCATCAACATTGAATACGTTTTCTATAGATGATAGTGGTTCTGATCCTAAGAGTGGTTCAGGTGTTTCACCATCTGATACAACTGTTAGCTCTTGACCAGGTATAATACATATAGTCGGGTCTAACGATCTAATCCATTTACTATTTACTATCTTAACACTCTCGTATACAGCAGGTGCATCCTCCTCAGTATCTTGCGTTTTCCGTTGCGGGAACATACTCAGAAATTTTGTAGCTAACTTACCATTCTCTGCACGAGGCATAAATAATTCGTTAATTATATACTCTTCAATAAATCTCCAGCTTACATATGTTTCACCATATACAGATATCCCCATCTCATTATACGATTCGTTAAAAAAAGATTTTTCATTCTCACGTGATATTATTGTTCCTATCCCAGGCTTACACGTCATTATAGGTACATTATTCTTACTATTATATAACGGAAATGATACTTCTGACCATGTTAGTAGGTTTCTATCTCCGTTTAATGTAAATTGAATACTATCTCCGATTTGAATACTAGCATCTTCCTCAACATCTATCTTACTAGTTAATTGATCAGCTTGCTCAGCAAAAGCGCTTTGGATAATTTCGCTCAAGTACTCTTGAGGTGTTTTATAGAAAAACTCGTTAACATAAAAGCTAACATTTGAAAATATTTGCTCTCCATCTTTACTACTTATTATTACACCTTTTTCTGCTCCAGATACACCTTGAACGGTGCTCGAATAATCAACCTCTTGAACAACCTGACCAGAGTCAGATGATACAACTCTACCTTTAAGTTTATCATTCTCTACATAAAACTCGATAAACCCTAAACTTGAAGCTTGATCACTATAATCTAGCACTAACTTCCCGTTAGGTGATGCTAATATTTGCTGCACTGTTGGATCATCAGTATACTCGTTCAATACTGGTACAACAGCATCTCTAACATTACTTTGTATAGCTTGCTTTGCAGTATCACTCTCAATCCGCGCTGATTTAGTGTGTATAGTATAGTATATTAACTCTACATCGTTGATAGGTGTTAAAGCAGGTGCACCATCTACCTCCTGTGCTCCTTCTTCTACAATATTAGCTCCTAACCTATATGTATTGGTTGGTATGCCTAACGCTAAACTATTCGGTGCAATTATATCAATCTGTATATCGTACGATCCATCTGCTGCATTAGTCCAATTAAATTTAGTTACAACTCCTAATAATCCATCATACAATCCAGCTGAAGTTTCTGATGTTTCATCTATATTATATTCTGATAATAAATCTTCAACATCTAACGTCTTTTTTATAATCTGTTCTTGTATAGTATCTATAGTTGAATACTTACCACCATCCTGTAAGTCACCTAAGTATATTGGAAGTACACTTTTATTAGATGAGTACCATCCCCATTCAAGTAGAATACTAGATCCAGGGACCATATACATCATCTCTAAATCTTCTAAATCCTTTTCATGGTAACATTTTATAGCTAATGTAGCTCGACGTATAGTACCTAGATCACCTTTATTACTAACATTAATGCTAGTAATTCCTGGGATAGGTGTATTCCTTAAATCACCTCTATATAGCCCTGTATCGTTACTATCTAATCCCACTCTACCGAATTGCGAAACTAATCCAGGACCTAAATCTGTACCTTGTTGAGAGTATAGTACATATTTCTGCCATCGCGGTACAGTTTCATTATCTGGATCTGTTGATCGTATAAACGGTACAGATCTCATCCACGGTGTTCGTGCACTGATGTGATTATATGATTCTGCATTATCACGGAGAAATCCTGCCGTTTCAATATCTAGCGCAGCTTTGATATTAGGATGGATTGAATCTAATACTATTCCTCTATAACTTGGCATATGTTACCTCAAATTTTGTATATAGTCAGATGTTTTACTTGGTATTCTTAATCGAACCCCTGGTGGTACAAATATTGTACCTTTACCTATATTATTAGCTAAAGCAATTATCCACCATAATGATGAATCTTTATAATATGTATTAGCTAATGTATCTAATCGTTGACCACCTTTTATATAAATGTATAAATCATCTTCATGGCGAGGTATATCACTTGGATAGATAGTTGTTTCTCGATACCTTGAACCTGTATTATCACGTCTTATTTTAGTACTCTTATACCTTTTCATATTAATATCCTGTAGATGTGCTAGAATCTGTTTTTGATCTAAATGCTTTGGCAGCTGTTGTAGGTACTTCATCGTGGATCACAGTAAAGTTTAAACTCATATTCAACCCACGTGGTACTATATATCGCTGCTTTGTACCTGTTATATTAGGTATCTGAGCGCTGTACCTTACATCTAGTGTATTACTTGGATAATCTTTATCAGGATCATTTATCTCCCATGCTAACTCTTCAATCGGTGCAACTGTTAGCCCAGTTAATATTACTTGCTCTCGTAAGTAATCACCTATAGTTAATCTAGTTATAGGTGCTGACATTCGTGTAGGTTGAAATAAATCATCTGGTGATGGTCGAGTTAATTCGTACAATTTATTTACACGTTGATACATATTTTTTATTTGTGTATGACTCGCTACATATACCTTTAAATCAAATGATATAGTTCTCTCTACACCACCATAAGAATACACTTGATCAGGGCGACCTGCATAACTTGTACCTGTCCATGATGGTGAAGAATTATCTGTTAATCCACCTATAGCTCCGCGGAATTGATATTCACCTATCCTGACTGGTATTAAGTCAACAAAATCACCTAATCCAGGCTCATCATCAGCATTGATAGGGAAGGATTTTTCATCATCATATCGTAGCCCATACTTACTCTCTAAACTATTATTAACACGCGTTGTATTTGTTATTCTATCAAGATCAGCGTATGTAGCTCCTCCGCGTGTAACTCTATTAACAACTTCCGTTGCTACTCTACCTAAATCCATAGATCCTATAATAGGTGCTACAGCATCTTGCGCTAAATGCGGCGCTATACCACCTTTAGGTCTAAACTTATTATCACGGATATTTACAGCATTTAGTATAGCTGATTTAGCTGTGTAGTCACGGCCAGGGCCTTGACCCCAATCCTCTCTAATCATCTCACCTTGAGTTTTTAATTCAGTTTTAGGTACTCCTGTTATCCGCTTGTAAAGATCTACTACTGCTGTTTTTAATTTTAAAGCCATATATTACCCCATCCCTACTGGTACTCGCTCTAAATCCATTACCTCTGCTAACTGCGTACCTGATACATTTAATACTCTTTGTTGTGATAATAAGTTTATCATCTTATCTAACTTCTCTCCTATCGCAGAGCTCCCTCCTCCACCACCTAGATTAGTACCTGCTATAATAGAATCATCTTTATTTAATTGGATAGATCCTTTTGGACCGGATACTAGCATACCACCGTCAGATCCAATAACACCATCATTCATTTGAGGTGGTTTAGCAGAGCTAAATGCTCCGGTCATTGCAGCTACTCCAGTTGCGATCCCTGCTCCAATAGCTAATGCACCTACACCTAATGTAAGTGCAGACATTGCTGTTACCTCAGCTATCGCTTTTACAGTAGCAATACCTGCTAACGCTGCTTGTACTACTTGAATACCAAGCATGATACCTTTTAACTTATTTTGATCAGCTAATTGAGAAGCAACAGATTCTTTTATATTTTTCTCTGCATTCTCCATCATCTCTGCAGCTGTTGTAGCGTGCTCTCGACTTAATAGCTGCTCTGCTAACTGTGTATTACCTTCAGCATATGCTTGATTAGCTGCTTCTGTGTTACTTAGATTATTAGCTGCATTATCAGCTATCGAGTTAGCTATCTGTAATTGATCTGCTCGCAACCCTGTAGCTTGTTGTAGTGACTGTATCTCTAATATATTAAGATCTGATATATCGCCTACTTGCTTACGAACTTCATCTAAAGCTCCAGCCATATCATTCTCTAACACTAACGCTCTAGCTCTATCAAAGTTAGCTTGTCTACCAGTTAGTACGTTAAACTTCATTTGAGATTCGATTGAGCTTTCAACATCTAGTAAATTAGTTGCAAGTCCTAATGCATCATTCAACTCAAACCCCATCTTCCGTGTTTCGATAGCTGTACGAATCATATTCTTAAGACTCATACCTGTTGCATTTGAAAAATCTCTACCTGAATTAGATATATCTTTCATTACTTTACCGAACTTAACTCCACTAGCATCAGCAAGATTCTTACCTAAAGCTAGAGTTGCGTTAGCTGTCTCTGATGATGAGCCATCTATAAGTTGCATAAGACCAGATAATTTAGCAGCCTCTCCGCGTGATATATTTAGTTTATTAGCTGTTATAGATAGAGTTTTTGCTTGATTTGCTGAGTAACCATTACTGGTTCTAAATAAGTCATCCATCTCATTCATTGATTCAAGTATCTCTTCACGAGTTGTATCAACAATTAGTCCAAATTTTAACTCTTTAGCAATTTCTTTATTTATTTGTTTAGCTTGATTTAGCGTAACTGCCATTGTGTTAGCTGTATCTCTCTGCGTTTTAGAGATGAAGCTAACAGCTGATTTCATTTTTTCTGTAACAGTTAATAATCCACCACCAGATAGTAATTGATTATTTAGCGATTTCTCTTGCTTAGCTTCCTCTTTACTGATACTCTCTTCAATTTCTAGTATCTTTTTCTGAGTGCGAGACATTTTAACATAAGCATTTTCAAGAGTTTTAGCTTTTTTAGTAATATCCTCTTGCTCTTTACCTTGCTTGATATAGAGGTCTAAAATAGCTTCATGCTTTTTTACTAGCTGCTCTGTCCTAGCCTCTTGCGCTTTTAACGCGTTTAAATTTGCTTGTCCGTCTTGCTTAGCCATAATCTACTAGTCTTGCTCCAACTCTCTATTCAACTGTTCTAACTCAGTTGTTATATCTTTAATACGTTGTTGGATTTTAGGATCACGTAATGCTCTTTTCTTTGCAATAGATGATATACCTTTTTTAGCAAAGAATAGCCCTAGCATTGCAGTTACGATTTTTTGTAAATTCATAATACTCCCTTTCTCAGTTATATATTATAAATATCAGAAACCTATCTTTTACGAGTCTTTCTTTGCACTTCTTTCTTTTGTTCTTCCATATGCTCTCTACGCTCTTTAAGAGTATCGTTAAGGCATTTAATATGAAACCTACGTAGCCATACAGGCATATTATATACATCAGAGAAAGAGAATCCACCTCCACCATTGTAAACAAGGTAGAATATCTCTTTATGTATTATGGGCTTGTAATCAAACCCTAGGCCAAAAAAAGTCGAGTCCGATGGGTAATGTAACTCTACTATCAAAATTATATTCTGTGTTAGTTACATGTACGGTTAAATCTATATCTGGGTTAATTGATCCGATGTAATTACGGAGTTGTAATGAATCTCTTGCGATTAATTGATTATCAATAAAATTATGAATAAATGATGTGTCTGTATTATCATCAATAGATATAATTTGGTGTTTTAACCGTGTAGTTATACCTCTTGAGTGACCGCGGAGTGATTGTTGCTCTAATTGTGTAGCTATACTTACTTCTTCATCACCTGTTAATAATTTAAATTTTACTTGTTGATTACCTACTGGAAGTGTATAGTTAAATTCATTTATATTATTATATAGTGATTCATCTATAACTTCATTACCTACTTCAGTTAAATCAACTGTATGCGGAAATGAATTTGATGTCCCTGGGATATTAACATTAATCTCATATTCAGGTCCATATCCTAACACGCGTGCAGCGATCATAATAGCGTTTTTATCACCTAATATAAGTTCAGAGTACTTTATAGCTTGACCATCTCCATTACCTACGATTAGCGCTTGAAAGAGTTTGTCTAATGCTTTACCTTGCTTAATTAAAGTTGGGTTAGTTAGTATATCTTCCTCTCTAGCCGTCATATACTTCATCTCAACTTTACCTGTTGATAACGGATTATCTTTAGGATAAACTAAACCTCGACTTGGTAAATCTACTATTTCTGTTGGAAAATCGAAATTACCAGCAGCTGCTGTCCTTGCAATTGCTTGCTCTTTTATATCTTTATTCGTTAAATCACCTGGATAATCTGTATCTATAACTTGACCTGACATTGTATAACTCCTTTATTGTAAATTATTGTATATATAAATATATAAACATAAAAAAAGTCCTGATTTCTCAGGACCTTTTTGTATATATTTAGTATATTAGAATTCTAATATTGCGTAATCATATTTTAGAGTAACATTAATTTCTAGTGGTTGATCATTTGACCAATCTAACTCACCCATATCTGTCGATATCGGGAAAGCGCCTTTAATAACCCAACGCTCTCTAATATCACCTTGCGGTCCAAGTACCTCGAAAGTAATATCTTCTTTGTAGAAATCTGGGTAGCCAGCTGCACCAGTAGCAGATTCATAGCCTTTACGAACCCACTCCATTACATGTTGAGCTCCAGATGGTACGATTGGGTCCCATAACGCCATAGTTATATCATTCCAATCTGCTTTACCTTGTAGCTTACGTTTTGTATTAATATGATCAATTACAACTTCACCGAATGTTACTCCGGGACGTGTCACCTTCTTACAGATGAATGATGGTATATCGCCAACTGACATAATGAATCGATTCGACACTTTAGGTGTGAATGAGTTAAACATCAATTGCTGTGCGCTAATAGTCTCTGCCATTATACTGTTCTCCTATTTATAATAAATATCTTATTCACCGAAAGTTGCACCGGTTGGCATAACATTAAAGTCAACTACAATAAATTCTGCAGCTTTTGCTGGTTGAATATAAATATCACCCTTCATGATATTTCTATCAATGATATCAGGGGTATTATTAGTACCATCCATTACGACTTTAAATGCAAATAATCCATTATTCTGCTGTACTCTCTCCATGTACGGAACTACAGTTGATAAGAATCGATTACGAGTTTCATTTGTATTATTTTCAAATACTAAATATCTACTTGTAGATGCAATAAATTTCTTAAGGTTAATTAATAATCTGCGTACGTTTACTCTATCTAACGCAGAAGGTTTCTTTTGTAGTGTCTTTTGACCCCATACACATACACCTTGGCCAGGGAATGTAGCTAATGGATTTACACGTCCAGCGTATAATGTATCTCTATTTGTATGTGTTAATTTTCGCTCTGCTCTAACTGCTGCATCGATCCCACCTCTATTTAGACCTGCAGGTGCATACCATTCATGAGAAACTCTATCATTAAATGCAAGTACTCCTGGTAGAACTGTACCAGCTGGTACCCATGCTAGTTTACCTAATTGATTATCTGGTACTTGTACCCAAGGCCAGTACATAGCTGCATAACTTGAGTTATAATCACTAGCTTCATCTGTAACAGTTGTTATTGATGCTCCGTATCCTGCAGGATCAACAATTGTAAATGCATCGCCTCTAGCTTCACATACCTTAATTGCTTTATCTACAATAGCTGAGTGCTGGTTTTGATTAGCACCTGGTGTGAGTATCATATTAATATCATACTCATCTTGATTCTGAAGTAGTTGAAGTGCTTGTAAGTATGATGCACCACCTGCTGTGTTAGTACCATCAGATAGATTAAATCCTTGTGCGTTAGTAGATGTTATACTATCGTAGAATTTAGCTGCACCTGCTGCTCTTGTTCCATCAGCACCACCTTCAAAGGATCCTGACCCTACTACAGGTAGACTAGCTGAAGCTGCAGCTACTCGTACATCACCGTTTTCATCTAAATAATCAATAGTATTTTGTAATACCTCTACACGAACGTAGCGAGATTTGTTTGAAAATGAACCAGATAGTTGTAGATATGGATCACTTGTTGTACCGCGGACTTCAAACTTCTGATCACCGATTACTTTAGCGATATAATTTGTTGAGTTAGGGTCTAGTGATAAGTTACTCCAAGACTCTAATACAGTCTTAGCAACGCTAGTATCATCACCACGTCTAATTATTAAATTAAATGTACCAGTATTATTATCTTTACTAGTAACTTCCCATCGTATATTATCTTTTGTACCATCAGGTAGTAAGTTGTTTGTAGTTTCAGTACTAAAACTATTTAAATTAGCACCATCTGATAATGTTCTCAATTTAAATGCAGTGCCGTCTTCTGTAGCTGCTTCAGAACCTGTTGCAACACTACTAGATGCATGGCTAAACCCGCTACCTGCAATTCGTACCACTGTCAATGGTCCACCGTTTTGTAAGTATTGCTCTGCTGTATGTGATGTTAAATACTGGTAATAACTACTACCGCTTTTGAATGTATTTCCAAATTTTTCAACATATTCTGCATATGATGTAACTTGAGTAGGGATACCTACTGGTCCTTTAACTGTTGGACCAACAATTGCTGCACCAATCTCACCAACACCTTGTGGTAAGAATGATAAGTCATTTTCACGTGTAAATACACCAGGACTTATAATTTTTTCAGCCATGTAATTTCTCCTAATATTGCAATATGAGTAATTTTATTCTTATATAAATATATAACAGAAAGTGCAAACTGATGTTATTTACTTAAATTATCTGTAGTATGTTCACCAAATGATATCTGTGATGGGCTGAATGTTTTTGCACTTCCTTGCTGAGCTTGCTTTTGTATAGTGTTAGGTATCATATGACCATTCAATGTGATCGTGAAATCTGATTTTACAGCTCTATCATTACCTGATACAAGCTCTGTAGCTGTTGTAAACTCATCTATTCTAGCTTTTACTAAATACTTGTTATCATCGCCCCAATATGAACCTTCAGAATAGCTTAAAGCTTCTATTAATTTATTCATTTGAGATATATACTCTGTCCATACAACGCATTCATATGTAACGATTACTTGATCAGGTACAACAACGCGCTGGAACTCTCTCGACTTTTTTCTACCTTGTAGTATATCAAACTTATCATAGCGACTTTCTATCGAATATTGATTCTCAATAAAATGATATAGTGGATTATTTACATCGACTTTCATACCTAAATCGCGATTTTTAGTTATATTAGTACGTCTATACATTATTAATGGTAGCTGTATCTTACCCTTTCCATCTCTATAGAAAGTAGACTTTTGAACATTTTTCCATCGTTCAGGTGATCCGTATATTACAGGTACCGTTTGTTGTACATTATTATTATCAGCTATCTGTAATCGCGCTACATTCTCACAGTAATATTTAATTGCTTCATCTAAATCTATTAATCCAGATGATACATCTTTATTAGTATCTGTATCACGTCTTACTTCCTGCTCTCGCTGTACTCTACTTCTATGTGGTTTATCTGCCATTATATTATCTCGTTAGATCTTGGACCTTGTATATCTTCGATTGATATTTTTGATCGTCTAGTTAAGTGAGCAGCTGCTATAATTGATATACTAGCTCCATTAGTTAAGTTACTATCTTCTGGACGTCTCCCACCCCAGTATTGATTCTCTATTGCACTATCTACTTCCCAATATGCATTATCATGTTCAATGATATCACCTACTTCAATCGCTATATTAGCTCTATCAACCAACATATCTTTTAAGAATGCAAACGTAGCAGTTTGATTAACATCTATACCGAATTCAGAATCTTCCCACTCTTGATCCTCTTTAGTTACTAAGCACGGTATACTTATAGGAGTTCTATACATTTTTTCAGCTGCACCTTCTCCATATAAGTTCTCCTGCATCGTATTAAGGTCATACTTATACACGTTTACAAGTTGCTCGATAATATCACCAACTAACTCGTAATTTACTTTATTAATAAAAGCTGCGTCTTTTGCTGAGTGAAATAATGCCATATTATCCTATATAAATGTTAAGTGGTACCTTGTTTATTGTATCTTGCTGGAATTGTGCTTCTTCGCTATTACG